CCTGGACTGCACGGTGTACGCGCTGTGGTGCGTCCAGATGCTGGACCTGCACCGCTACACCGAGCGTATGTGGGACCAGCTCGAGGCCGCGGTGCAGCCGCCGCCGGACCTGTTCAGCGCCCCGGCATACAACGAGACGAAGCAGGAGACACCGAGGGAGCCCGCAACCGTTGACGCCGACCCGGCGCCGGCCGAGCGGCGACCGAAACCGTCAGCACGATTCGAGAGGGCATGGTGATGGGCCGAGAAGCATTCGACCAGGTGCGAGCCGAGGACGATCCGCCGGCGCCGTCCGACGCGGATCTGGTCGCGCGGATCGTGCAGCTGCTGGCGCAGGTCGTGCCGGAGATCAGCGAGGCCTCGCCCGGGCGCCTGGCGATCATCGAGGCGATGGTGCGCCGCGAGTTCGCCGGCGAGAAGGTGTGGATCCGCAAGCGCGCGCCGCTGGACCGGGCCCGCGTGCTGGCGCGGTTCAACGGCACGAACGCGACCGAGGTGGCGCGCGAGCTCGGGATCAGCCGCGCGACGGTGTACCGGCTGCTCAAGCAGCCGGGCAGGCCTCGGCGCTGACAGTCTCAAGTTTTCTGGAAATGAGACAGCCGGGTCGGTAGCGTTCGCGCGATGGCGCTCTCCCAATCCGACCTCGACGCGCTCGATGCCGCGATCGCCCGTTCCGAGCTTGAGGTCGAGCTCGAGGGTCGACGCGTGCGCTATCGGTCGATCTCGGAACTGATCGCGGCCCGCGGTCACATCGCCACGGTGATCGCGCAGGGCACGTCCGGCAACGCGCGCCGGCGCTCGTTCCAGTACACCTTCACGACCCAGCGGGGCGAATGATGGCCGAGCCGACCGTGCTCGACCGGATCATCGGCTACCTGTCGCCCACGGCCGGCATCCGCCGCGCGTTCGATCGTATGCGGCTCGTCCGCGCCTACGAGGCTGCTGCGCCGCGCGATCCGTGGAAGCCCCGCCGGCCGGGCGCCAGTGCCAACGCCGACCACGCGGCCGACGCGTCCGCACTGCGTGCGAAATCCCGCGCACTGATGCAGAACGTCCCCTACATCCGCGCGGGCATGGCCTCGCGCCTGGCGTGCATCGTCGGGACCGGCATCGTGCCCACGTTCAAGGGCACGCAGGGCGCGGCGCTTCAGAAGCTGTGGAACAACTGGGTGCCGGTCGCCGATGCGGATCGGCGCCTGGACCTCTACGGCCTGCAGGTCGCCGCTGTGCGCGCGATGGAGGTCGACGGAGAGGTGCTCATCCGGTTCCGGCCCCGGTACAAGGGCGACGGGCTGCCGGTGCCGATGCAGCTCCAGCTGCTCGAGGTCGACTGGCTCGACAACGTGCGGACACGCGGGAATGGCGATAACACCGTCGTCAACGGAATCGAATACGACGCGCTCGGTGCGCCGGTGGCGTACTGGCTGTGGGACCAGCACCCGGGCGACAGCACCATCAGCCGCGGCACGCGCACGCAGAGCAGCCGTGTGCTCGCCGAGCAGGTCCTGCACCTGTTCGCACCCGAGCGGCCGGGGCAGGGCCGGGGCTTCCCGCGTCTGGCACCGGTCATCACCCGCGTGCGCGACCTGCAGCTCTACGAGGACGGCGAGCTCTCGCGCAAGAACCTCGAGTCGCGCTTGAGCGTGCTGGTGTCGGGTGACGCTGCGTCGCTCGCGAATCCGCTCGGCGGCAGCGGCATGGCCGACCCCGCGAAGGCGCGCGAGACCGGTTCGCTCGGCGATCTAGCGTCGGGATCGATCACGGAGCTGCCGCCTGGGGTCAACGTGTCGGTGGTCGCGCCGACGGTGGCCGAGGGCTACGTCGACTACATCCAGCACCAGCTGCACATCATCTGCGCCGGCGCGGGCTTCACCTACGAGGCGGCGACCGGCGACATGACGAAGGTGAACTACTCGAGCGCGCGGGTGCGGATGCTCGACGTGCGCCGTGAGATCGAGCAGCTGCAGTGGACCGTGGTCGTGCCGATGCTGTGTCAGCGCGTGGTCGCCGAGTTCCTGCTGGCGGCCGACCGTGCTGGGCTGCTGCCGAGCGGCGGCTACACGGTCGAGCACTCGACGCCGCGGTGGGAGTACGTGGACCCGCAGAAGGACGTCGAGGCCGACATGCGGGAAATCTCAGGCGGGCTCGCGTCGATCTCGGAGAAGCTGCGCCGCCGGGGATACGACCCGACGGTCGTGTTCGACGAGCTTCAGAACGATGTCGAGGAGCTGCGCAAGCGGGGCCTGCTCGACGTGATGCTGGCGATGCAGAAAGCCGGTCCGCTCACCGCGTCGCAGCCGGCGCCGAATTCATCGGGGGATTGAAGTGGCAGAGCATGAGCAGTGGACCTACATGGCCCAGATCGCCGACACGATTCAGCTCACGCTGTCGGGGACTGCGGCGAGCACGGCTGTTGCGCCGGCCGGCACAGCCGCCGCGCGGATCTACGCGATCGACGCTGCCTGGGTTCGGACCGGTGCAGGTGCGACCGCCGCCGCGAATACCGCGCTGCCGCTCGCTGCCGGCCAGGTCGAGTATCTGCGCGTGAAGCCGGGCGAGCGGGTGTCGGCGCTGCAATTCGGCACCGGCGGGACCGTCCACGTAACTTGGATGGGCTGACCGCACTATGCTCGTGTCCCCCGGCCGCGTCGGCCGCATCGGATCGCCCTCGCGCAGCGCCGGCCTCGTGCCCGCCCTCGACGCCACCGCAGAGCAGATCAGGTCCGCGATCCGGGACATATCGCGGTACGGCGTCAACGTCTTGGAGGCGCCGACGCTCCTAACGGTGAACGGTGTCGGCCCGGAGAACTTCGGCGCGACGATCACTGCGGTTTCAGACAACCAAAGTTTCCGGTTCACGTATGACCTGAGCACGCTGGTGTCCGGCGCGACCTACCGCGTCGAGTTTGACATCCTCACGCTCCCGTCGAATCAGGTCGTCGTGGATTGGTGCGACCAGCCGGCAATCAACGGAACCCAAAGCAGCTACCCCGCCGTTGGACACGTACTGTACGAAGGGGCGCGCGCTTACGATTCGACGTACCGATTCCTCGACATTCTCATTCAGAAAACCGGGACGGTTATCACCTTCCCGACTATTCGGCGCCTGTCGGCACCCGGCTTTCTGTTGCCCGGCACCGCAGGCGCGAGAATCAACGCCAGCGCGCGGTCGAGTGTGGCGCTGGAGCGGCAGGACGATGGCACGTATTTGTATGCGCCGCATAATCTGATTCCAGACTCGTCCCTGAACACGGTTTCCGGATACTCGCTATCCAATTGCTCGGACGGCGGAGTGGTTGCCGTTGCAAAGCCCACCGGCGCAGCACCTTCCGACAGCGTGCGGTCTGTGGTCTATACGGCAGCAGGCGCGTGGCGGTTTGGTGACCTTGGAGGGCCGGCTGGCACTCGGCTGACTGGCGGCATCTGGATGCGGGCGGCATCGGGGAGTGTCGACGTAACGCTGGACGTTTCCGACGGTTCCGGAGTGCTCGCTACGCTTACCACCGCGTGGCAGTTCGTTTCCGGAACGAAACAGAACTCCAGCGTCGACAGCCTTTGCTTTATCGACGTCGTCACAGGGCAGGCTTGCACAATCTATTTTTGCGCGCCGCGTATTTGTCGCGGCACCGATGCCACCGCATACATCCCAACAACCTCCGCCGCCGTCTTCGCCCCCGCGATCGCATACGACGCCGCGATCAGCGCATGGCGCACGCAGTCGGAGCCGGCGGCGACTAACCGGGTTAAGTGGTGCCGTGACCTGTCGCAGTCGGACTGGACTAAATCGTCGTGCACGGCAGCATATACGGCTACAGGCGTAGACGGCGTGGCAAACAGCGCATCGACGGTGACGGCCAGCGGCGCGAATGCGACGGTGTTGCAGTCGATCACGCACGCAAGCACCGAGCGCACACTGTCAATCTTCCTAAGGCGTCGCACGGGCACGGGCACGGTCGAGACGACGATCAATGGTGGCACGACGTGGGTGGCGCGCACGCTGACCAGCGAGTGGCAGCGATTCTCGACGACCGCGACGCTCGCTAATCCAAACGTGGGCATCCGCATCGTGACCAGCGGCGACGCGGTGGATGTGGACTTCGTGCAGCCCGAGGACGGCGCGGTGGCGACTTCGCCGATAGCCACCTACGGGGCCACGGCGACGCGGGCTGAAGAAATCGACAACGTTCCAGGCGGCGCGTGGCTCAGTTCGACCGCCGGCACCTTTGTCGTCGACTTCGTTCCGTCAAGTGTCGCCTCGCAGGGGCTCGGCGTGCTCTCGTTGTCGGATGGAACGGCGCCCAACTGTATCGACCTGCGCGCGACCGGCCGCGTGTTTATTGATGCGGGAGGGGCAAGCCAAGGCACCCCGATTTCGGCGACACCGAACGCAAATGTCGTTAACAAAACCGCTGTGGCTTACGCGGCGAACGACTTCGCAATAAGCACGAACGGAGCCACGGTCGTCACTGACACGTCGGGCTCGGTGCCGGCGTTGTCGCTTATGCGTCTGGCGAACGTTCACCAAGCGGGTGGCCCGCTTCAAGGCGGCGTCACTCGTATCCGCTACTTCAACAAGCGCCTGCCCAATGCACAACTTCAGGCGTTAACCCAATGACGTACCTGCTCAAGATCAAGCTCCCCGACGAAGCCGCCTGGACCGCCATGTACCGCGAGCATTTCGCAGTCGAACGCGACGGCGAGTGGCGCCCCCGGCCCGGCGTCAGCAACATCGTCCACCTCGGCGTGTTCAAGCACCGCACCGGCAACATGGTCGAGGTCGACGGCCCCGGCGGATCGAAGATGCAAGCGCCCGAGATGGTCGACGCGCCGAACCCCGGCTACCACGTCGACATGATCTCGACGTTCGTGCCGACCGAGGTGCATACGTTCCTCCAGAATCCAGCCGAGCCGCGCCACGTCTACGCCGGCAATCACGTCCTCGCCATGCCCGAGACGCTGCCCGAGGCCGACGAGGTGCTGATGGTCACGCGCGGCATCGGCGCGTCGGTGCCCGACGAACAACTCGCCCGCATCGAACTGCAACTGCTGCGCGGCCGCATTACCCCCGAGATGGCCGAGGACCGCCGCGCCTGGGTCGAGGCCGGGGTCGCGATCACCAAGGCGCGCATCGCGATCGGCGAGAAGCAGCAGGAGCGCGAGCAGGCCGTGGCCGAGGCGCAGAAGGCAGCGGCTGAGCGTGCCGAGATCCTGGCTCGGCGCGATGCCGAGGTCGCCCGCCGCGATGCCGAGGAGGCGAAGCGCATCGCCGCAGTCGCAGCCGCCCAGGCCGCCACCGGCAAGGCCCGCACCGATGCACTGGCGGCACGCGATGCGGCCATCGCTGCACGCGCCGCGGCGACGGCCGAGGCCACGAAACTCGATGCGGATGCCGCGGCGAAGGCCGCCGAGCAGGCCGCGGCGATGAAGGCCCGCGACGACGCAGCGGCCGTGCTGACGGCCGAGGCGGCGAAGATCGCGGCGGCGCGGGCTGCTCGTGCCGAGGCGAAGGCTGCGATCGTGGACGAGAAGGTCGACGCGAAGGCGCCGCTCGTGGACGACATGGCCGAGGCGATCGCGCCGCTCAGGACTTAGTCGGCGCATTTAGTCTCACATTTTCTGGAAGTGAGACAGGGCGGCGCGCGACGATGCGCGCCATGTCGACGAAACAAGCACCGAACGCATCCGGCGTCGATCTGCCGCTGCAGGTCCGCTCAGGCCCGGTCCGTTCGTTCAATCCCGAGACTCGCACCGCCGAGATCGTCTGGACGACCGGCGCTCAAGTGCGGCGGTACGACTGGTGGAACGACCGGGCGTACCTCGAGGAGCTGTCGCTCGATCCCGCGCACGTTCGCATGGGCAGGCTGCAGAGCGGCGGTGCGCCGCTGCTGAACACCCACGGCCAGTGGAGCCTGAGCGACGTCGTCGGCGTGATCGAGAGTGCGGAGCTCGCCGGCGCCGAGGGAACCGCGCAAGTTCGGTTCAGCAGCCGCGCCGAAGTCGAGCCGATCGTGCAGGACGTGCGCGACGGCATCGTCCGAAACACGAGCGTCGGCTACGCGGTTTACCGCTACGAGCGAATCGCCCCGGCCAACGCTGGCGATCTGTGGATCTACCGCGCGGTCGACTGGGAGCCGATGGAGGTGTCGCTCGTGCCGATCGGCGCCGATGCCGGCTCCGGCGTGCGTGCCGCGCGCGGCGAAACTCAATCCCGCACGTATCCGTGCGAGTTCATCGATGCGGCCCCGGCCGCCCACCAGAGGAATGTCCCAATGGACGACGTGCAACCCACTCCGGCGCCGGTCGCCGCGCCCAGCGCGGACGAGATCGCGGCGCGCACCGCCGCCGACGTGGCGACCCGCGCCGCGGAGATCACCGTGCTGTGCCAGCGGCATCGCCTGCCGCACCTGGCCGCCGATCTGATCCGCTCGCAGCGCACGCTCGACCAGGCGCGCGACGCGATCCTGAACGAGCTGGCCGCGCGTGACGCGAACTCGGGCGGTCACCTGAACGTGACCCCGCGGGTCGAGACCCTGCGCGACGAGATGTCGACCCGGATGTCCGGCATCGAGGAGGCCCTGCACGCGCGCGTCGATTCGCGCGTGAAGCTCTCCGACAACGGTCGCCAGTACCGCGGCCTTTCACTGCTCGAGCTCTGCCGCGACATTCTCGAGCACGGCGGCGTGAACACCCGCGGCATGGACCGCATGACGCTCGCCTCGCGTGCGCTCACCTACCGCTCGCCGGGTATGCTGGCCGCGTCCGACCTGGCGCAGATCACCGCCAACGTCGCGAACAAGCGCCTGCGCGCCGGCTACGACGAGAATCCCGGCACCTACACCCGCTGGGCCCGCCGCGCGCCGAACGCGCCCGACTTCAAGACCATGACGGTCGTGCAGCTGTCGGCGATGCCCGACCTGCTCCGCGTCAACGAGCACGGCGAATTCAAGTACGGCGCCATGTCCGACGGCGCCGAGACCTACTCGGTCGTGACCTACGGCCGGATCGTGTCGCTCACTCGCCAGGCGATCGTGAACGACGACCTTCGCGCGCTCGACCGCATGGTGACCGGCTTCGGCGCCTCGGCGATGCGCCTGGAGAACCGCACGGTCTACGCGCAGCTCACGTCGAACCCGACGATGGCCGACTCCGTGGCGCTGTTCCACGCGAACCACGCGAACCTGGGCACCGGCGGCGGCTCGGCGCTGGCGACCACGTCGCTCACCACGATGCGGGCCGCCATGCGGCTGCAGAAGGGCCTGCAGAGCGAGGAGCTGAACCTGATCCCCGCGTTCCTGATCGTGCCGGCGACGCTCGAGCAGACCGCGTACCAGCTCACCTCGCCGCTCATCGTTCCGACCGCGACGTCCGGCGTCAACGAGTTCCGCGCCGGTGGCCGGACCGCGCTCGAGCCGATCGTCGAGCCGATCCTCGACGCCACGTCGACGACCGCCTGGTATGCAGCCGCGCAGAGCTCGCAGGTCGACACCGTCGAATACTGCTACCTCGACGGCGCCGAGGGCCCGATCGTCGAGTCGGAGATGGGCTTCGAGGTCGACGGCGTGTCGTTCAAGTGCCGGCTCGACTTCGCCGCGAAGGTCCTGGACCACAGGGGCCTGTACAAATCCAACGGGGCGTAAGGGTCTGCCGGCTGGGTAAACACGAGCCGCCGGGATCAACCCGGCGGTTCTTCTGACGAAGGATCGAGAGATGACCAAGAACTACGTGTCCGAGGGCACCATCATCGAGGCCACGGCTCCGGCCGGCGGCATCAATGCCGGTGTCGGCCTGCTGGTGGGCGCGCGCCTGTTCGGCGTGGCGCTGCACACCGCTGCGGCGTCGACGACGGTGCAGCTCAAGACCACCGGCCT